ACCCTCCGCCTCTTTCCCCCTCCCCCCCCCATTTGAATTTGAGAACTTTTTTCTGTGGACAACTAAGTTTGCAGAGGTGCGCTTGTAAGTCGTTGATTTTGCTAGAGATTTCTTGCAACTTACAAACGACTGACGATTTCCATTTAATACAATGTCCATTATGTTAAGTCAAAATCAAAGAAAGCATTACAAACTGGTAGAAACTGAAACGCAAAATTAAACCAGTTGGGACAATTGTGGATAACTTCGATTCAAATCTGTGGATAACCTGTGGATAACTTTTAAATCGGTGATTTTCTGGCTGGTGGGGAGGCGGAGAGGGAAAGAGGCGGAGGGTGCATTATTGGGATACTTGATAATGATATTGATTCGCATTTGCAAATATTAAAAAAGGCTAGGCAGAACACATAACTGGTAATGCCGCTAGAAAGCCTTTAAACAGGGCTAGAACAGGTTTTTATGCCTTGTCTGTATCCAACCCTAAGAAATCAGATAAATCGTTCTGAGGTCTGTATCCAGCTTCCCATAAAACCGCAAAGGATTCAATGACCACTTTGAACCCTAACGATATGTCACCATCGCCAGCACAAGCAAGGATTGTCCTTTCAGCCTCACCGAGTTGCCGCTGAAAGTATTTGACATTCAAACTGGATGGTCTGCCTTTGCCCACCCTACTTCCTCGGTGGCGCATTAAACAACTTAGGTGCTGGCTCACCTTCCAGTACATGAAGATCATCTTCCATATCATCAAACCCAGAGTCACCACCTGTCTTCTTGAACACCTTGACCTGTGCAGTCGGTTCAAGTGCTTTCAGCATAAGAACCTCTTGCACAAATGGGTCAGTTAGGACAACCTCGAACTCCTCCAGTGTCCAGATCGTGTGTAGGTCTTTGCGTTCACGCTGTAGGTCAAGGCTTTCATTGATGGTCTGGACAACTGCCATGATTTTCCCATCCTGAGTTTTCCACTCCAAAAATCGCAGGGGTGGATTCTGCGAAACTCCATTGTCCACTGCCCACTTCTCCAAAGCATCGTATCCCTTGACCATCCCATAGACCGATTTCCGTAACCGATCAATGTCCTTCCTGTCAGTCGCATCCCAAACCCTCGCCATCTGCACCCAAAACTTCTCCCTAAACTCACTGTCAACTAAAGTAATCAATCTCTCACAACCCCATTTCTGGTGATGTTTGTCTTTCCTTGCCTCTAGTTCAACCAAAACCGCATGAGCCTGAATATCCCAACTGGTTGGCTCATACCTCTTCACCTCAACTTGAGGAACATCTTTCTTAGACCTTGAACGACTCATTTTCATTTTCCTTAAACAAAGCGACAAAGCGACAAAGTGACAGGTGACAAACCCCTTATCATAGATAAGGGGTGGTTTGTCCCCATCTCCTCGGGTGGGACATTTTTAACTTTGTCCCACTTTGTCTCGTTTGTCACTGTATATCCATACATATCAAATCCTTTCAATCCCATCAAAAACCACGAATTTTGCCTATTTTTTAAGCAATTGCCTAAAAATTAAGCAACCAGAGACATGGGACAAAGTTCAATTTTAGGTTTGTCCCATGGGGTAAACCCTTAGAAGTCACTGTATATATATACAACTTTGTCCCTTTGTCCCACTTCAGAACGATTCTGAGTTGCTTTTGAGCCAAACCCAATTGGAGCCAATCACAATCTTATTTGTGGCTATGAGTCTTTCTCTTGCCCTGACCCAAGCCTTGCGAAAAGCTATTTTGTCCTCTTCAGTACAACCCTTCATGCTCCAAAATTCAGCCCTCCAATCATCCAAAGCCACTCCATACCGACTAGTACCTTCCACTTCACGATATGAGCCTTTAGCCTTAATCACTTTCATCAACGAATCCATCTCCAAACGCTGATTTCCACCACTGCCAGAGTTATTTTTGCTTCCCTTTGCGGTACTGTTTGCGATGTCTTGGTTAGGTCTGATAGCCAAACTGGTCAAGGTTTCAAAGCCCAAGTCCGATGTCCCAATCTCCACCAGCACGATCTCAATGCCCATTTCGATGGAGTCAGCCCCATCTTTCTGCTTTGACACCTTCAGAATTGCATTCCCTACCACGCTGGAATCTCCTGAGTTGATGACGCTATCTTGCCTTTGAATCTCAAGTTCAGTGTCCACCGCACCAAGCAGGGAGCTATGACCACGCAAACCCTTGGAGACATCCTTACCGCTATGGTGGATGACCAATAACGCACACTCATAGATTTCCTGTAATTTGCCTGTCTGGGTGATGAATGCACCCATGTCTTCGGAACTGTTCTCGTTAAAGCCACCACCTGACATCCGCATCAGGGTATCCAAGATGATGAGTTCCAAGGGTTCATCTATCTGAGCCACCAGTTCATTGATTGCGTCAAGGAGTTCCGCAAAGTCCTCTGGTGACGATCTCAGGTTGAGTTGCGCTCTGATGATGTACAGGTTTGTGCCATCGGGACTCTGATTCTGTATCTTGCAAGCCTTCACCCTTGCGCCCATACCGCCATGACCCTCACCGCAAATGTATAGAACTGCACCCTTTTTAGGTATCCTGTAACCCATCCATTCCCGACCTGTGGCTATCGCCTCAGCCAAGTCGAGGGCAATGAATGACTTGTATGAGGCTGGCGGTGCGTAGAGAGCTACAAATGCCTTCTTAGGCAATATCGACTCGACAAGCCACTCAACTGGTTCATCCTTGATGGAGTCCCAAGACTCGACAACGAGCTTCTTCCTTTGCGACTCACTAGGTTGATGATCTACTTTGGGTTCATTGTTGTGGCTTAACAGGTCATCAATTGCTGATTCAATTAGCCTTTTGGGTATCAGGATGACATCTTCAGCAGTCAATGGCTGAGACTTCTTGGCTTTGCTTGCCAGTATTTCCTTTGTGCCTGAATACTTGTATACAAACTCGAAAGCATCTTCCTTTGGCTTTGGCAACTCTAAATCAATAATCCTGATGCTCTTGACCACTGAAAGCAAAGACTGAACGATCTTGTCTGCATAACCCCAACCAGCGGCATCATTGTCAGGCACTACAACGACATTTGCGCCAGCAAAGTATTGGTTCAGGTCTTGATTCCAACCTCCTGCACCAGCGTGTGAGGTGGTGGATACGACACCCAAACTGCACAAGGCATCTGCCGCCTTTTCACCCTCACAGATGTATATTGCTCTTCCCTCGGCAACCGCCTGTTGCACTTCGGGCAATCTGTAAGGCACGATTCTGCAATCTCCCAACTTCCCTATCCGAGTGCCATCAGCCATGACTCTGAGAGTCTTATAGGTCTTACCTTTGGCATCAAAGGTCTTGTAGCGTTGCTTGAGGAATAGGGGTAACTCGTTCTCGTCTGTATAGACCCATTCATTCTCTAGGATTGGTATTGCTGGCATGATAGGTCTGACATTAGATAAATATTCTGGTCTGTCTGGTAGCTGTGGGAGGAGTCCCATGTCCTTGATGGTGCTGAACACTGCTGACTGCTCACACCCACCATGACACTTAAAGAGTATGTTGCCATCCTCACCATCTGTCACTGAGAGGGATGGATTCTTGTCTCCATTGCCCTGACCATGATGAGGAACAGGACAACTTGCTAGGTAACCATTGCCTACCTTTTTTGCATTACCCAAGGTAGTGGCTATTTGTTGTGCTGACATTGAGAGTCCAATTTACAAGAGACAAAAAAACCAGAGTTCTCCCCCGAAAACTCTGGTGCGGATTGGTTCAGTGATTAGCTGAACATCTCATCATCACTCATTGATGGTGCGGGCTTGCTAGGTGCGGGCTTGGCTACTGGTGCTGGAACTTGAGTTGTAGGCACTTGAACATATTCTTCTGCACCACCTGACAATGCCGCTGGTCTTGCTACCCAACTCACCACCTCAAACAATGGCACTCGTGTAGTTCCCTTGCCGACCTTCTCAGGGCGTGAACCCTTGTACTCGACAACTGGCAACTTGCCAGCGTTAGCAGATGCCTGTGCTTGCACTTGCTTCCAGAGAGCCTCTAAGCCCATGTTAGCCCCTGCACCGTTGGCACTAAATTCGGCAACCCCCATCTTTTTGTTAAAGAAAGTTGCACGAAAGCCACGCTTATGATCTGCACTTGGCTGTGCGCCTTTCTGACCCAGACTTCCATCAGGCAAGAATTCAAAGATGCCAGTTGCAATCAGCATCCAACCTGTTTCCAAGTTCTCATAGTCAAAGACCGACTTCTCAAAGGTGAACTCACCATCTTGGTTAGTCCATGCGTTTGCTTGCGGTGAAAAGCGGATGTAGTTACCACTACCACCGCCATTTGAAAGGTTTAAGTTCATTTGATGTTTCCTTGTTTAAAGTTAAAGTTGAAAAATGTGACAGATGTCACTGTGGGGGATTGGGGTTGGGATTATTGACTAATACCCTTGTCTCTGGCAAGCGTCAATCCTGAAGATATGCGGGAAGTTAAAGGTTCAATGGTTTCCTTTAATCCTTTAGGCAATAGTTTCTCTGCCTGTGCAGGGGTGATGAGTTCGGTCTTCGTTATCTCTTTGATGCCCATGCCAAGGAACATGAGATGCTTCATCGCTTCTTCTTCTGATGTCCAAGACCTCAACGCTCTCTTAGGTGCGAGTTGCCATCCAGCAATCACCGCACCCTTTTCCATGCGTTTAAGGGCATGATCTCTCACCGCCTTGATGTAGTCCTCAACCATGTCGAACTTGGTCAGCAAGACGCTGATCTGCTCCTCTGTCAGCACCTCTACTGGTGGTGCTGTATGCACAACCTCGACCATGTTTGCTTGTGCAGGGCAAATCGTTTTAGCCGAACAGTATTGGCAAGCAGAGTCGCTAGGCACAGGAGGGAATGCAGGGTTCAGCACATTCTCAATCGCAGGGGTCAGGATGTAATGCTCCCAATCAACCAACTCTTGAGTTGTCATTGAGTGCTTGCGTACCTCACCATGATGAGGCTGGATAATCCAGAGTTCGATGGTGTCGATGTCTTGGTAAAGACCTTCAGACTCCATAGCCGCCAATGCGTAGAGCTTCAACTGCTCACTTTCAGCATCAACATACCCTCTACCAGTTTTCAGATCAGCAATGATGAGTTTGCGTTTCTCTTTGCTAATGCCTATGACATCAGCAGTGCCACCAATCTTGTATGCAGGAGATTCTTGGTAGGGTAGGAATTGCTCAACCGATACAGTTCCCTCACCCAACTCTTCCTCTATGTCCCAGATGGCTTTCAGATGCTGTTGTGCAAAGTCGCAATTCTCTTGAGTCATCAAGATACCTTCATAGACCTTGCCAACAAACCACATGGGGTCTAAATCCCTTTGATAGCAATGCTCTGCCAGTGCATGAATTGCAGTACCAATCTTTGCCGCCTCACCACTTTCCACATAAGGAACTTGTGCTGATAGCCTGACGCTTGCAGGGCAAGCAATTGTTCTACCGATACCTGATGGTCTGATGTTCAGTTGCTTTGTTGCCATGATGATCTTTCAATGTGGTGATGTTCAATGAGTAGTTGGTAGGCGAGTTGTCTGACCTCGTGAGATACCGCATGACCTAAGTCCTCTGGGTCAAGCAAACGCTTGAGGTAAACCACAGTTGCTTGGTTCTGCTTTCTTTCTTGTTCGAGTTGAGAGCCAAGCCAGACAATGTGCTCACGCAAAGTCTCTCGTTCTTTGTTATCCATTGCGATACCCCCAAAGTGCAATCAAACTGGCATCTGATCTGCCATCATCCTTGACCCTCTTAAAGAGACTCATGTGCTCTGGAAATAACTCCATTGCTCTGGCTCTTGAGCCATCCTTGCCACCAATGACACCCATCGACTTAATCCAAGTCTGTGGGGTCATCATGGTGGTCTTTATCTGTAGGGCTGTGAGGACACCTTCAACGACCCCCAGACTGCGCCCCAGAGAAAAGACGGAAGTCACCCCTTGCCCACTCATGGCAAATACCTTTTCGGTGAATGCCTCGTTGGGGTCAAATTCCTTGACGATCTGAACCAACTCAGGCACTGACACCTGACGCTTGTTCTTGCCGTTTCGGGTGAGGGTGACTGTAGGCATATCCTCAACCTTGACCAGTTCCCCATCGACTATGAGGGCAAGAGCACCACTCAAGCCGCAATCAATACCAATGGTGCGCCTAGTCATTTAACAGCCCCTGTAGAGCCTTAAAACGGCTCTGAATCAGGGAATCTACCGATTCATCTAACCGCCTGATGGTGGTGACAAGTGGTATGGTTTTACCTGTGGCATATCTGGAGACTTGAGCAGGGTGAAAGCCAGCATGACGAGCTACATCAGTGATGGTGTAGCCAGCTACTTCAGCCTTTTCCTTAATGTTTTCAATGGTTTGCATGGTTTGTGTGTTCATAGTGTGGGCGAGTCTAGAGACTTTTAATCCATTGGTCAAGCCCTTTGTGATTTAATAGTTGAGTGGATTGTGGGGGATTAGTTACAGGGTAGTTGACAAGGTAGTTAACCTGTATATGATTAGAACCTTGACAACAACGAACTTAAAAGGAAACTTCAAAATGAACACAACTTACCAAGCATATGTAGCCTCCGATTTGTATCAAGCTGGTATTGCTTGCGATGGTCACCCTTTCATCGCTGAGAAGTATTTTGTCTTGATTGAGAATGCGGCTGGTAGACGCTTTCGTCATGAGAAATCTTTTGCTGGAGTAGAAGTCGTGGAGTGTGAAGAAACTGGCGAGGTTAATTTTGCCGATATTCGTGAGACTGCCAAGGCAATCGTTGAAGATTTAGCCGCCAAAGTTAATGTGGCTTTGGCATCAGGTAAAGCCTTGACAGCATCTTGCTGGTTTGAAGTCGATCCAGCTTACGGCTCTGACGCTTATATCAATCAAGGTACAGAGTCAAAGCGTCTTTTTGAAGAGAAGTTAGCCGCCTAATCAACCCAAAGGGGCGCAAGCCCCATCTTTCAACCTAACAGGAGAATTGAAAATGAAATGCAAAGGTCAAGGTAAAAAAGAATATGTAGTTGTCATCAAAGAAGATGATGGCTCTAAGCGAGTGTTTTCTCACCCTGTCACCGAAAAATCTGCGGTGTTTATGATTCTTGGTTCTTCATTGCCATTGGATTATGTAGCCATTCGCCACATTGAAGAACTTGGCATCAAGTCCAATAAGCCTTGGACACACAATGCACCATACAACCCTCAATTCCTTGGCGCACAGCCAGCAAGAGTTGGAGAAGATTACTGATGTACCCAATTGACGATTCAGAAGCAGAGGAGATCAAAGCGGAGGCTCGTCTGGAAAGACGCTACCGCTTTCAACTGCTCAACCACCCCGACTGCCGTGACCCCGACCACCCAACCTGTGAACTCTGTAACGAGGAGAATGATGATGACGCTTAAAGAAATATTCCAAGCCACCCTAGTGGGATTGATTCTGTCTGTGCCTTTCCTGATTGAGATTGCAAAGGAGTTAGTGAAATGACACCACTCCAAGACTTCTGCCAAGAGCCTCGCACTATGGAAGACCTTGTAGAGGCAGGGTTCAAACCTAACAGCGTCTATAGCGCAGTCAAAAAGGGTGAACTCAAGAACATCAAGGCAACTGATGATTGGGGGCGCAGAACGCATGGTAAGGGCTTATTCCTCTCAACAGTCACCATTGCACCCATGAACTTCACCGCCTTGCAACACGCATGGAATTCACCACAACCACAAGGAGAGACAACATGAGCATCGAAAAAGAACTTGAAGAACTCATCACCAAGATTGCGCCATCCAAAGACATCGCTGGCGGCTTTATGAGTCGTGACCAGATCATCCAACTCATCCGCAAGGTGGCAACTGAGGCATCCCTGATTGGGTACTGCCACGCTGAGAAGTTGACCAGAGAACGCATGGAAAAGAAACTGAAGATGGTTGAACAGGAACTCACCATCATCAAAGAAGAACTCAAAGACGCTGAGTTGGAACTGATTGCGTCAGCAAAATGAGCCACTTGCACAAAGTCATCATAGCGTTGCTTTGTGCTGGCGCACTCTTTTACTTTGATTCAAAGGAGACAACAAATGCTAGAAACAATCATAAATTTCATGCTGATAGCGATGTTCGCATTCGCATTGGGAATAGCAGTTTGCGTAGCGTTTGTATGGTGGTTACTAAAAGAAAGCGAAAAAGAGTGAAATGTCCAGTCTGCGAAAAGTGGGTGAGTACCCTTGAGACTCGACAAAGGTCTGATGGTTCAACCTACAGACGCTATGAATGCGCTAACTTGCACCGATTCGTTACCAAGGAAAAGATTGAGAGGGTATTGGTAGTCAGCCACAGAAAAAGGAAAAAGGCATGAACTGGCGAGAATTAACGATCAAGTATGTCAAGGATTTGCTCAGACCAAAAACTCCTTTGGAGATGGTGCAAAAGGAACTGACAGAGGCACAACTTGCCAAGTTGCAAGCAGAAACCTCAGTCGAATATTCGCAAGCCATCGTGAACTACAACGAGCAAAGAATCTTTAGGCTTTACAAACGCATCACAGAACTTCAGGAGTTTGGGCATGAATGAATCACTGAACCGAAAGAGACAGATTGAGGAGTACAAAACCCAACAAGAGGTCTATGACGAGCTACGCAATGACATCATTGAACAGGTGGCTGTTGAGATTGAGAAGATGCAAGGGTTTGGCAAGGATACCTTGAGTTCGTTTGGGATATTTATTAGAGGAATGAAGAAATGATTGAAGTATTGAAACAGATGGTTGATGCTCTTGAATGGTGCTATGGTGGTGAGCCTATAAACACAGCAGAAGCTATCCAAGCAGGGAAGAAAGCCATTGCAGAGTTGGAAAGCCAAGAGCCTGTGGGGTGGCATCTTATTGAAGCCTTGTATCCGCAAGGTGAACGATTGGATATTCGTATGGGTGATGGCTCAATTCTCTGTAATTTATTGCCTCAAGCTGATGGCGATTTATGGTGGGATGGTTCTGGTACAGGTGAAAAATTTATTGACCCTGTATATGCGGATGTAACGCATTGGCGTATTCATTCCAACACCCACCCACCACAGCGCACATGGGTAGGGCTGACTGATGATGAGCATTGCGACATTTGGTACAAAGAATCACTTGATTGGATGGAATATGGCAAAGCCATTGAAGCCAAACTCAAGGAACGCAATATATGAATTCACCTTGGGACTACAAAGGTCAACCTTCAATCTGGACAACAGACTCGAAACTCAAGATGATTACTGTGGCAAAGATGAATGGTGAGAATCGCAGAGAGCAAATGAGGAAGATAGAACAGTCTTTAAATGAACGCAAGCAATGCCTCACCTACTCAAAGGCAAATTCCAAGAAATGATTGTCAAGATACGCACTTTTTATGGCAGAAGCAGAGGTCTGCGAGGTGAGAGGCAGACCAAGGTAGATGAGGGAGTGGCTTGGCTATGCCAGAAGTGTGGAGAGGTGATTCTGTACGAGCACCTCATCCACAAGCACTTTTGCAAGAGACTGCTTACGCTACGAGTCCATTCAGATACTGAGTCTTCCCCGCCACCTTAACAGCAGTCAGTTCTTGACATTTAAGATTCTCAGGATTAAACGAGGCGTGAACCCACCCTGAGTTTGGCTGACCTTGAGTGTAGAACTCTAAGATCAATTGCGTGTATTTGAGATTGTCAGCAATCCACTGAGCCAAATCAGGATTGGATACACCATCAATTTCAAAATCGCAGGCTTGACCTTTGCAATGGTCTGAGGTTGCTGAACCTCCTGTAGCTTGGTTCAAAGTAGGACACCTAAATCCTGAATTGATCTTCACAGGTTTGCCAAAGTGGTCACGCACAGGTTGCAGGATGTTTTCACACAATAAACGCAATGATTCGATCTGTTCCTCATTGGGCGTGTTGTCAATGTCCAGACGATCAGCAGTATCTGATCTGGTGAGTTCTTTGAGGGTGAAGTTAGCTGATAAGTTCATGGTTTTCCTTTCAGGGTTTGGTAGATTGAGTTGTAGGCATCGATGCAGGCATTGAGTTGTCTGGTGTTGGCATCTCCTTGGTCTGTGATGGCGATAAGAGATTTAGCAATTGTTGGGTCAAGTTCGGTTGTTGCTTGAACGCTATCTCTGGGGGGAGAGGTGGAATCTGTGGGGGTTGGTATGGGGCAGTTGGTTGCTTTGACAGGAATCCGCAACTTGAGAGCACCAGACTCAAGGTCAGAATTGCGCTTTTGTTGAGCGAGTTTTGCATCTTGATTTGCTTTCTGAAGTTTAGTGGTTTGGGTTTGAATTGCTGAAACTAGGATTTGTTCCTTCTGCCTAGCTTCAGCGTTAAGTTGGGCAATCTCAAGTTGCTGACGAGTCACCTCATCCTTTGAGCCTTTCCAGTACCCACTGCCAAACGAACCTAGCACCGCCAAGACGATGCCAAGAATCACATAAGGGTTGAATAGGCTCATGGTGTTGGTGGCTCTGAGTCAGCGTCAGCATCTGCCTTGGCTATCGCCTTGGCACTGGCTGAGACAGCACTACGACCAGCCACACCACCCAAAACACCAGTAATGAACACCATGATGGTATTGATTTGCTGTGTATATACCTTGTCAATTGCCGCCATGCCTGACATTGGTTGCGTCACGAATGAAACGCTGTAGAGGAACATAGCCACAGAGCCAAGAAGAATCATGGTCAGGGAGAAGATGACGATTGCCCAAATTCGGACTTCAATCTCTTCAGCGGTCATTCGGTTGTTTGGTTTAAATCCTACTGTTGGCATTACTTTTTCTCCTGTTCAGGTTTAACGAGTTGCTCTGGACAAGTACCTGTGGCGGTACAGATCGGGGGTTTACATTCGGTATTTTGCCAATTCTGAGGGTCTTGGCACTTATATCTAAACCTATCTTCACAGGCAGACAATAGAACCAGTGCCATCAAGCAAACTATTTTCATTTCTCTTTCTCCCTTTCCTTCTGTTCAACCTGTCTTCTCAACTTCTCAACCTTTTCAACTTGAGACTTGACTTCATTCTTCGTTTCCAAGATGTCCAGATACAGCATTGCGCCCAATGGAAGTAAGAGTGCGATCAACACACAGCAGGCTATCCAAGCAATCACTTCTTCCCCCAATGACTTACGAACCACAGCCACAGCCACAGGTACAGGAGGAATATAAAAGTCACTGTTACTGCTCCTAGCTTTGCTTGTAGGTTTCTTTCTTCCTCCTTGCGTAGCCATACCTCTTGCCTCTTGATAGCTTCTTGCCTTAACCTTGCCTGAGTTTGCTCCTCCTCGATCTTGTCCTTCATGCTGAAGACCTCTGAGTACAGTGCGCCCATCTCAGGAGGGCTTTGATACACCATACACTCACGAATCTGCACAACTAACGCATCCATCTCTTGCTGTGCCATCACCCTCTTTAAAGCCGCCTCCATGTGGTTCTGGTCAGGGTCATAGACTGTCAGACTCTTCTCTTCTTCTTCCCGAATGTGTGCCGCTAACTGTTCTTGAAGTCTGAAAAACTCAGTCAAATTCTTGACAATATCAACTTTTACTTGGGTTTCATCAACAGCGACATAATTCGACTTCTTAGACTTAGCCACAGGCTTTGCAACTTGAGGCTTTGGGCTACCAGCAAAGAACTTGCGTAGCTTGCTCCAGAAGCCACCAAGTTCCTTGCCGATAGCCACAACCTCATCAGCAGTGTTTTTAATCTCAACAAAAGACTCTTTTGCTTGCTTATAAAGTTCACAGCCAGCTTGAATCTGTTTGACAAGTCCTGCCGCAAGGAGGCAAATGCTGATTGGGTCAATTTCAGTCTCCTAAGATACCAGTGGTAGTACCAACACTAGCCGCACCAGATAACAAACCTGTCTTGGGTGTTCTTGCTCTGCGATTCAACTCAGCAAGGATTGCTCGTTGTTCTATCGGGTCAGCACTGAACAGCTTTTTCTGCAATATTTCAGATGACTCGCTACTGATGCCTTTTGCTCTTGCCAACAATGATGAGCCAGCGGCTCTCATCAATCCAAATACATCACCAGTTGCCGCACTTTGAGCCATACCAGCCATCTCTCTAGCTTGATCTGTACTGGCAATACGCTCACCGCTAGGTGAACCGCCAATTATCTTCTTGGCGGTCTTGCTTTGATCGGTCAAGCCCTTTACATATTGAGAGAACTCGGTGTAAGCATCCTGTGCTGACTTAATGACTTTGCCATTAGCGTCAACAGTGTCAGTGAATGCGTTACGAATAAGCAACTTCTGGTTGTCAGACTTGAATATCTCTCTGGTGAAGTCTCCACCTTTGTATTTACCAAGTCTTGCATTGATGTCTGCCATCATGCCAAGTCTGAACGCTTCTTTCTCGTCATTGTTCATCTTCTTGATCTTAGATGCCGCCTCTTTAGGGTCAAGTGCTTGGTACTTTTGCCCCATCTCAAACACTTCTTTGATGCGTGAAGCGTCAGCAAATTCAGCATTGGCTAATTTGTAATCGTTATTGAGTGCCTTGATTTTGTCGTTAAATTCATTCTTGACATTGATGACATCACGACCATAGCTAGAAACCTTGCCTGTTACAGCGTCTGTTTCTGCTTCAATCACTCGGTCAAGACCAATTTTTATCTTGTGCAGTATCTCTGTGGGAACTGATTGAGCATTGCGGATAGCATCCAAACTAGGCAATTTGATGCCCTTGGTATCTGCACTTCTTACTGCATTTTTATATGCATTTTTAAATACATCTCTGTCAATGTATTCTCTAAATGGTCTTGCATCAATGTCCATGCTGTAGGCATTTGGGTATGCCGTACTTGCCTTTAAAGATTGAGACTCAATAAGTCCCTCTAAATACTCAAAGCCATTGATATTTTTAGCTAACCCTGCCTTTTGAACCAATCCTTTGACAATATCGCTAGGTTGGTCAATCAGTCTACTTGCAAGGAACTCCTCAGTAGCACCCTTGGCTTTAGACTGAACCACATAAGCGTTGTATCCTAAACTTTTTAAGTTCGCACCCAAGTCGGCAATGACAGGGTTAGGCACACCAATTCTTCTCAATTCATCAAGTACTTGTTGAGCCTCTTGAGGCGTGAGATTGTCCTTCTCCATGTAACTAGCCAACATCTTGGAAGATGCTGTTGCTTGGTCACCAATGCCAGCAGAGTTCAGGACATTCTTGATGACTGAGCCAGCTTTGTTTATGACGATAGGAACAGTACCACCCAATACACCGCCAAAAACACCACCCATTAGAGCCTCTGAGCCAGCATCTCCCTCGGCATAACCATACCCTGACAATGCACCAGTTCCTGCGCCTAAAGCAGTGGCTCTACCAACCTGACCCATTGTTGTTGTGCCAGTTACCAGTGCTTGCGCCTCTGGTGCTAATCTTTGAACTTGACGAGCCACCCCAAAAGGAACAGCAAATCCACCAGCCAACTCAGCAGGAGTCTTAACAGCAGGGAAGTCCTCACCAAACTGTCTTTGTTGACCTCGCAACTGGTCACGCAACTTCACATACTCATCATTGCTGATAGAACCTGTGCGTAATGCCGCCTCAAGTTCATCCAAAGTGCCAAAGGTTACACCTTGACCCACAGACCTAACAGTCTCAACAAGTGGGTTATAGGTTACTTTGGGTGCAAAGGTTGACTGAATAGCTTTTGCGTTAGATGCTTCAACATCATCAGCCAAGGGCAGTGTTGTGTAATCTACCATTATGGTTTCACCCTTCTAACCCCTTTAGGGTCAACAAAAATAGTGCCTTTAGGATACTTAGGATTCTTCAAGAATGAGTCAACATCTTGTTGCGTGAATGTGTGAGGTTCAAAATTCAATGTCTCAATTGGTACTTCAGGCAATGCTAAGTTTGCATTCCTTCTGCGTCTTTCAATTGATTTCTGTGCATCTGCAACTTTTCTAGCGTTAAGTTGAGCCAGTGTGTTGATTGCTTTAGCGGCATCAACCTCAGACTCAGCACCTTGCAACTCTTTGATTGAACGCTGTGCATCACCCTCTGTTTGAGTACCCTTGTTGAGGCGCAAAGATTCATTGACAAGGCGAGTCTTGAACCTCTCAAAGTCATTTCTTGCAACTACATCAGGGTCATTTGACCCCAATAGACTTCTAGCCGCAATAGAAGCACGATCTTTCAATCCAAACTTGATATTGCCAGCCTTGATGCTGTTTACATAGTCATTTGCTTCAATAGCAAGGTTTCTAGCCTCACTTGCCTTTGCGTAATCAGCTTCTTCATCTTTAGCCAAGTCTGCTCTAAGAGGTTTATTTCTCTTCTCTTCTGCTTTTTGCTCTGCCTCTACTCTCTTTGCGTCTGCTTTGTCAATGGATTGTTGACGCTTAAAATTAGCTTCAGACACTCTCATTTGCTGATTAAATGTGTTTTGTTGCTCTGCCAACTTAGCTTGCGCCTGTGCCATCGCAAGATATGCCGCTGAGTTCTCAAGACCTTGCGCTCTCATAGCCGCCATTGAATCTTGATTGGCTTTGATTTGCTGTTGCGCCTGATCGAATTGATTAATGCGCTGAGTCATATCAGCCAAGTCTTTGACCCTTGCATCAACCTTTTCAGGGTCAATCATTCCTTTGGCAAAACTACTTGAGTATTGAGTTGCAAGAGTCTTCACATTTGCAGGGATGCTTGGGTCATCAACAAACACCTTGAATGGGTCTTCTTCTGGTACACCCATAGCACCAATCCTACGCAAGTCAGGAATAAGTTTAGCCAATTGAGATATTGCGGCTTGACCTTGAGGAAATGAAAGCATCTTGGCTTTGACTTCCTCATTGATAGTGCCATCAGGATTTCTAAGTTGTTGAGCCAGTTCTTGTGCTTGTGCCTCAAGACCTCTGGCTTGCATACCCAAGCCACGCTGAGTCAGATAATCTTCTGTCTTGAACTGAGTCAATTGCTGTTCTTGAGCCTGTTGCTTGACACGCATCATCTCATTACGCAATAGGAATGCCGCTTCTTGGTCACCAGTTTGTAGTGCCACATTGATTGCTTGAGCATAAGAATCAGGATTGTTTGGGTCAATCATGCCAAGCAATTGCTGACGCTGAGTGATCTTCTGCAACTGTGGGTCAACACCACCCAAAGCACCACCAATGGCACGACCTAATTGTTGTGCGCCAAGAGCAATGCCGTACTGACCTTGCTCCATAGGGCTAAGTCTTGCCATTTGCAAGGCTTGAGCTTCCATAGCGGCTTGACGCTGTTGCTCATACTGCTGTGGGCTTGCGAATAAACCTAAGATTTCTGATGTTGCCATGATTTATTCCTTTATGTGCCAAATGGACTTCTAGTCAAATTAGCTGATGGTGTTGTACCTAGATAACCTTCCCAAACATTTGGAGAGATTCCATATCCAGCCGCAGTTGTAGGAGAACCACCACCAAACCCTTGTTGTTGCCACCAATTAGCAACACCAGTACCAAACTCAGGACTTCTGCCCAAGTTCATCAACCCAAGTCCAATCCCACTTGTTCCAGCCGCACCTTGAATAGTCTTTGCCGCACCTAATCCACCAGTAAGCAATGCCTGACCAACATTTCCACCAGCAGTAGCCGCACGACCACCAAGGGCTGAACCTAACTCCAAAGGTTGTTGACCAAGAGACTCAATCGTAGAGCCAGCACCCAAATAGGCACTGAATGGGCTTAATGCACCGACTTGACCAGCTTGATACTGACCCATCAAACCAGCACCAGTGCCCAACAATCCTGCGCCAAAGGCTACATTCTGTTGACCAGCCTGTTGAGCCTGTGAAGCCAATTGCAAGTCTTGTTGCGCCAATGCGTTGTAGTAAGCCTCCATCTCAGGAGTAGTTGCGCCCAAACCAGCCGCACCGCTAGGTCTAGCACCTGTAGCACCCACAGACAAACCACCACGACCTTGTTGGAACAACTGGTTCTGCAACTGAGCCATTTGTCTTTCACGGCTAGGAGCAAGCAAATCTTGTTGTTGACGCATATATTGAGATGCAACTTGCTCAGGAGTCTGCTGTAGGTACTGCTGACCCAAGCCAAACAGTCCTGTAGCACTTTGTTGCAATGGCTCATACTGTTGCTGTGCCATCTCAGCTTGAGTCAAAGCACCGCCTGTAAGAGCCTGTAAGCGATCTTGATAAGCCTTTAACTCAGGGCTGACTGTATAACCAGCACCAGTTAGATAACCACTAGGGTCAAACTGGAAGTTAGAGCTACCAAAGCGAGTAGTTACACCTACAGGGCGAAACTTAGCCGCTTCAGCCGCAATTCGTGCCGCCTCAAGTTGAGCTTGTGCGGATTGTCGTGCCGCATCTCCAGCGGCTCTACTTTGCATCGAACCACCAAGCAGTGATGCACCTCCCATTATTGCGGCGGCGGCTATAGGCATATCAATCTCCTTTAATCAAAATCTCATCCACTTTAGACGGGTCTTTCTCGTCAGTGACATGAATACAAAACCAAACACAGTCTGTTATCGCTTTGACTCCATGAGTCAATCCTTTTTCAATTTCAATACACGCTGGCGCAGAATAAATGTCAATCTCAGTACCACGCAATACAGCAACCTTGCCATGCGCCAATATCGACAAATGACTGAAGTCATGCGTATGCTTCAAGATGGTCATTCCAGCAGTAAAGAATGACTCTTTAGCATACAACCCATCACTGAAGTGATGAGTAATGCGATATTCTGGGTCTTGCATCATCATGCTGTACGCTTCCACATATAGACAGTAATGTATGGCTGATAGTTAGCATTTGTGCCACTTGAACCAGTTGAGGAGTTTGTTGTTGCAACAGTAATTCCTGTGGTTACGCTTGATGTTGCAATTGGATAGCCTGGTCTTCCTGAGCCAGCTTCCAAACCACTTGAACCACCACCACCAAAAGAACCAGTGCCATAAGCAATTGTGTGATTGTGACCTGAATCAGTAACAGTTGATGTTGCAGTGTGAGTGTGGCTGACAGTGATTGCATCTGCACTACCGCCAGTTTCTTCAGCCGTGTCAAACAGCGCATTACCTGAGTCAAAACCAACCATGACACGACCAGCCGCAAATGCAGTCCAAGTGCCAAAGCCAAGCAATGTTGCAGGGTTAGTGCTGACGCTTGCATTGGTATAGATTGAACCTACTGGATACATAGCCGCTAATGCCGCTTGAACAAAAGCAGTTGTTGCTACAGCAGTTGAACTATTCCCATAAGACTGAGTAGTTGCAATAGTACCTGTTGGAAGTGTTGGCGTACCAGTAAAAGTAGGGCTTGCCAAATCTGCCTTAGTTGCAATGGCAGTAGCAATATTGTTGAACTCTGTGTCAATCTCAGTACCCTTGACAATCTTCAAAGGGTTGCCAGAAGACAAATTGTCTTTGGTGGCAAAGTTCGTGCTTTTCGTGTAATCAGACACAATATTCTCCTTAAGTCATCTTGCCATTTTTGGCTTGAATTTCAATCTTCTGAATAGACAATGGAGTTCCATTTATGTCTGATTCATAACCTGTTTGCACAACCTTACCTGCTCCAGAAGCAGAAACAACCAATGTCTGTAACGCAACACCATCAGAATAGTAAGCAATCGTTGTTGCGTTTGCTCCATATTCAGCTATTCCATAGTAATAAACATTTTGAGTTGGAATAGTTGCATTGTCGGACAAGTAATTTGTCTTGAAATCAAAACCCCACTTGAATGTCACTGTTTGATTTGTTCCACCAATCACGACAGTTGACAATTTCTTCAGGATTGAAAGTACATTCTGATCGCCAAGGTCAGCATGATTTGTGTAATACAACATACGATAAGAAGATTGGTAATCTTGATAAGTGTTGTAATAACCTACATAACCATTCTTTCCAATGTAAAGGCTTCCATCTCTGCGAGAAAGCAAAGATTTAGGTGTGATTGAATCCCAAGTAGTTACCCTTGCAGAACCATCAGGCAGATAAGCCTTGGTATCAAAACACCAAGTAGTGTCAATGCTAGGAGTCACCAACAGATAAAACGCTTCACGCTCTGAATAGACAGATTTGATATTAGCCAATGTTTCACCAGCCACAGCACCCATTAAATCATTGCGAATGTTCTTAGACAAGTCTCTCTCAGGAGCAGACTTCTCTTGAATCGTTCTCATCAACGATCTGACACCAGAATTTGACAAGAACAATACATCAGTGCTTGTGGTCTGAATACTGTCTCTGGCAATGCAACCAATGCCTTCAACAGTGTCACTGATTGACATGGTTGATGGTGCTGTAGCCCCTTGATATACAAGAATTTGACGCTTACCAAAGATAAACAAGAACCCATTATGAGCCGCTAAACCAGTGATCTGGTCAGCACCATTTACCCACACATTGTTCACATTCAATGAGCCAGCAGTACCTGTTGACCACACATGACCAGCAATCAAGTCACTGAAGTAAACAGTTGCATTCACAGAGGTAGTATTAGCCGCCCACAAACGACCAAAGGCAGAAATCACAATGTCTGCATCAGGAACAGTAGCGGCATAACCTGTCTTCTCAGAAACTCTGCGATAGGTTGTAGTCGATACAGCAGGGTCATAAATCAATGCATTGTGACCAGACTGAAAGAAGTATGTGATGCCATTCAAAGATGCACACTGCCAATTGCTTGCAGTAATAGTTGGTGCAGTACCCCCACCCCCATAGGTGAGTTCAGTCACAGTGTTTGTGGAACTCAACTTGAAAATCTTGTTGTTACCAGCAAACAAAACAGTCAAAGTCCCATCAGCTAACACTAACTCATGGATAACCTTGACATCATTTGCGCCCAAGTCACCAGAAGAAGCATTGACTCTTGACCAACCTTTGCGTGAACCAATACGACCATATTGGTCAATGATGCAGTTAGTCGCAACCAAAGCAAAGCCAGCATTCAAATCAAGAGGCGAGTCTTGAGTATTCAACCCATAAAAGCCAGGGGCTGAGATACTGTAAGTTTGAATTGCTTGGCTCATACTGCCACAAACTCCTGATTCTCAGGATAGCGAGTGCCTTCCAAGGCAATGTAGTCAGAGAGCATTGACCTGTACAACAAGTAAGCCTCAGATGAAGACAAACCACCATCCTCACCACGCTCTACCAATGCACGAGCATAAGCATTTTGAGAAACCAAAACATCAGGTACTTTCACAACAGTAGAGTCTGATGACAAAGTGGCTTGTGGAACTGTCAAACTAAATGGGATGCTATACACACCATCAGGGCGAGGATACAGCGTTACTTTGGTGTCATAGCTACCATCAATGCCATCAAAAGCATAGTAGGCAGGAATACCATTCACAGGTGTAGAAAAGTTCTGATACCTGTTCATAGTTGCAAAATCAATGTTCTTCATGCGTAAATTGCTTGTGACATTGAGAACATCAAGAACTTGGAACTTCTGACCAGCACCAGTCAGTGCATAAGAGTATGTGCCAGAAGTTGTAGAAAGGGTAATGGTTGTGCCAAGCACATTCCATGCAAAAGCATCTTCAATCTGACGCTTTGCATCATTGACAAATTTGCCAATCAGAGTTGAATAGGATGTTTCGGAAACAGTCGAAACAGTTGCTTCACGCAACCTTACGAGTACATCGTTTACAAGTTCTAAGTAAGTCATCTGCTTGCCTTCGCTTTGTTCCTTGCGGATATAGCTTTAGCTTTTGCCTTTGCGTCAGCTTTTGAGGATGCACCCCATGCTTTAAGCGAAAGAAGCAGTCTTGTCGGTTCACCATCCTTGTACTCAGCACCAGCCATATTGCCCATGCGAGCCAAGAAACTTGCTCTGCGAGGGTTATCCCCCGACTTTACTGGTGCTTTCAAGTTGCCACCAGTTTCTGCATTATAAGATGCTCTCCCCTTGGCATTCAACCCCCCTGATTGAGATTTTCCCTCATTTCTAGTCCATGCTGGCGTTTTTGGCATTATTTTTCTCCATAACTGCTTGACAGAGTTTTACAAAATCTGCCTCTGAAAGATTGTGCTTTGCAACATTTGCCGCTCTACAAACCAATTGAACATTACCAACAATATATCCAATTAAAGAATCTATTCTGTCTATACTGCAATTTGTTGGGACAACGCCATTTGCTAATTCCATTGTCATTTCCCAACCTGTTAAGGCGCATTTGCCGTTCTGGGAGTGCCATAACAATTCCAACGCATCTAAAGAAATTATTTCACTTCCTTTTTTACGTTGTAATGCTTTTGATCTTAAATACTGTAAATATGTACGCACAGACTTAGTGCGCTTAAATGCGTGATATTGGAGTTTTTCTTCACCCCAAGTACGTTTGTGATAGGAAACTTGTTTGACAGAAATACATTTCTTACACCACGAGTTGTACTTTGGTGAACCATCAACTTTTTTCCCTGTTGTATAAAACAAGTCTAAAGTCTTTGTAACACCACAGTTAGTGCAATGCTTGACTGTATCTTTTAATGTATCCATTCAGAGCGTTGCCAAGATGGAGTTTTCATCACTTCCCCTTTTTAGGTTTCTTTGCAGTCTTTGCCGCTTGTTTAAATGCTTCAGCAGTAGGTGCGCCTTTAGAACCTACCTTTCGCATTTTTTCACCAGAACCAGCCTTGATTCGAGCTTGTTTGGCATGAATGTTGGCGTAAAGTCCCTGCTTCATTTCATCTTCTTCTTTTTAGGCTTAGACATACCAGCCTCAGACAAAGCAATAGCAACTGCCTGTTTAGGATTGGTCACAACCTTGCCACCCTTGCCAGAGTGCAAAGTTCCCTCTTTGTACTCACCCATGACTTTCTTAATCTTTTTCTGAGGTTTAGTCATTTTCATAGGGTTTCTCCTTAGTACATGATTTTGGCTGTAATCGTGCCAGTTACAAAAACAGTGCAGTTTGCTCGTAAATACTTAGGAGCATTTTGGACAGTAATAATGCCGTTAGCAGTCAGAGCAGTGCCAATGGTTGACCAGTTTGTTCCATCAAGACTACCTTGCAGTGCAACAGTAGCTGATGTAATTCCTGAAACTTGCAAGAATGCTGGCTGACCAGAATCAACTTGTACAGCTTTAGATTCTCCAGTTGCGACAACAGCATTTAGGAGTGTGATGGGTGCGGTTAAAGATGACATTATTTACCTCTTGAGGATTTCTTCATCATGTTGGTAGCAGTTCTGCCACCACGCATAGGCATACCTTTGGGTTTTCCAATAGCAACCATGATGGTCACAGGAACACCCTTTTTCTTGCCGTATTCTTTTGCTTCTTTTTCCCCTTTTTCGGTGTAGGGAAACTTCTTTTTTCCAACTGAAGGCATAGTATTCTCCTTATTTCCAGAGTCGATCAGCAACAAAGGTAATCACACCGCCCATGAATGAAGCGATAGTCATACCCATCCAAAATCCACCTTTGCCTTTATTGGCAAGTTCAAGTAATGATTTGACATCGGTACTAAGTGAGTGCATCTCCTTTTGGAGTGCCTCGACTTGAGCTTCTAATTTGCCAAAATCTCTTGCGTCAACTTCAGACATTTGCTACCTTTCTTGGTCTACCCATACGCTTAATTGTGGGGATGACAGGCGCACGAAAGGCGGTATCTGTTCTAACTTCAGATTCTACAGATTCTGTGGTTACTTCTGTTTCGTCAACTCTCACATAACCCTGATGACCCTTCATAGAGTCAATGTCATGTTGGAGGGTAAAAGTCACGCAATTACCAGATTGAAGACAACGAAAAGTAGCCATAAAACCCCTTAAATAAGAAAGGGGGGACTAGCCCCCCTATCATTAAACTACAGCACGACCGATAACGAGTTGTAATGTAGTTGAAGCCAAATCAACTGAACTACCTGTTGGGTTATAGGTCACGATAGTTACTGTATTGGCGGCTGAAACATAGGCTCTACGAACCAATCCAGCTTCACTTACACCAACTGACATACCAAGAACCATGTCACCCAAAGCCACTCCTGCAACAGTTACTGTGTCTGTAGCTGTAGCTGTAGTAGCGACTGAGCCGCTATCTAAAGTACATGAAACATCCCAAGTATCTGTAAACAGACCACGAAATTGGTCATTGCCCCTGCGGGAAACGACTGCTGTTGCTGATGCCATTTTGATTTCTCCTAATTAGGTTAAAAAAGTCCCCCTACCCCTATCGCTAGAAGTAGGAGGGACAACTGCAATTAGCTAGGAACAACCAAAGCAAACATGGATGAGGACTTAGCCGCACCCACAGTAGCGGCATTACGCAAAGCGGCAACGCCATACAAAGTGTCAGATGTGAACAGAGTAGCCAAATACTCTTGTTTGTACTGAACTTGTGAACGCACACCAACTTGCTCAACCAGAACCATAGAGTCCTTGTGACCCATCAAGCAGACACGAGCAATTGCAGAACCGCTAGTTGGGAAAGCGGCAGTTGCAGAAGCTGAGTCAGCATTGCTAGAAGTGAACACAGGGATACCATACAGGTTACCGATTTCACCATTCTGGATAGCGTTGCCATTACCGACAAATGCTTGTTCGGTGTAGCGAGCCAGACCCATCAAAGTGTTGCGGCTTGAAGGAGGAATCAGGAAGAAACGACCATCCATAGGAGTGTCGTTGTCATCCAAACGCTGAATGGTGCGGCGAATTGCGGCATCAGTCAGAGCAGACGCATTACCAGTGTTGGTGTTTGCGGTGTAGTCAAAGGTTGTTGTTCCGTCACCGCCAATGAAACCAGCGTCATAACGAGCAGAACCAGCAGTGCCACCATTGGCTGAACGACCCAACTGCACCAAGTCGGTATCAACTTGACGAGCCAAGGCGTAGCCAGCATCAGAGGTGTAGAACTGACGCATGGAGTTCAGAGCTTGAGCTTCCACGATGTCTTCGATCAATCGGCTATATTCATAGTGCTTGTTGATAGACACTTGGACTTCAGACTCAGTAGCGGCAATCAAAGTGACTGCTGTCTCAGCGGCTTTAGCAGAAGCAGAACCACGAGTAGGTGCAGGAATGTGAATAGTGTCACCTTTCTTGCCCTTGAAGTTCATCTTCATAACCAAGTTAGCTAAAACGAGGTTCTTTTTATAAGCCGCTACGATTTCATCTGACCAAATATCAGGGATAAATTTTTCAGCGGTGGTGGTAGTAACTGAGTTACTAGGGGAAAATGATGTTGCCATTTGTGTACTCCAATAAAATCAAAAGTTAGGGTTACTTGACTCTACCTTCACTGTATGCCGCCATGATTTCATCACTGAGGGCATCGTATCGTGCAGGGTCTTGCATCTTCAGCCGAATAAGGTCAGCCCTTCGGTAAACTCTCTTTCCAGACTCTCCAGTACCACCAACATCAACAGTTGCCGCCTTAAGGTTTGACTTGCGTTGGGTTTCCCCTGCTTCGCTCGTCTGTTTTGCCTTAATGCCCTTCAATTGCTTGTAGGTGCTCAACAATTCGTTAGCACTGTCATAGTCAAACTCACCATCTGCTTTTGCGTACAAACCAATGCGAACAGGTGAAGATTTCACCCAATTTGCAAAGTCTTGGTCTTGAACAATCTGACCGAAATCAGGGTGTTCTTGCGCCAGCTTTTGCTGAATTTGCATCTTCTTGAAGTCTTGACTAGCTTGTCTAGCCGCAAGTACATCAGGATGATTGTCAACAGTCTTACGAACAGCCGCCTGTGGATTCTCGAAAAAATCTACTTCGGGTTCTTCCTCTTTAATAGGTTGAGCTTTGCCAGCAAGGTTTTGCTTAATGAGTTCATCTGCGAGCTTTCTAACCTCACCAACCTCTTGAGCTTGCTTGCCAATGAGCTTTTCAGCCTCTTGGTGCATCTTAATAATGTCAGATAACTGTTTTCCCTTGTATTTCTCAGGGACATCATCTGACGCTTGCTCAAGGATTGAGTCAAGTTTCTGACTCTCAACAATGTCTAACTCACTCTGCGACTCGTCTGGGTTATCAATCAACATATTTTTCCTTTTTCCTGCCACTTTTGGGTTCTAGGATACACAACGGCATAAATGCTTATGTTGTGGCTTTGCGCTCATGCGCCAACTTATCTCGGTGTTTCTTGTCAAATTTCATCCATGAAGATGGAAAATGACCCGACCAACCTTCCAAGTTGACGCTTGGTGCGCTGATTGTGCGATTGGCTGAACCACCGCACTCACATTGAGCTACTTGCGCCTCATAATCGCAGTATCTCTCAATTCTGTGTCCACTCTCGCAGACAAATTCATACATTCTTTTCATTCAATTCCTCGTAGGCTCGTTCGCTGACTTCTTTCAAAGTTTTCAGCCAAGTCAAGATGGAAAGTTCACCTTTTCTGAACATCAAGGTCTTTTCATCAGGAATTACGCTTATATTATTGAGTGACTCTATCATATTGTCAATATCAATAATTAAATCCTTCCAACCCTGATTTCCCATCATTTCAAAGCGATTTTCATAATAATGTTGTAGTTCTGGGGTCATGGCATTGCCGCTTTAATTGCATCAGTGGTGCTTGCCGCATCAATGGCAGTCTGCATGGCGGCATACTTGTCCCGCACAGCTTGCCTTGCCGCCTCTGCCGCTGTTGCTTCAGATGGAATGGTTGCCTTGATGTCCAAAGGCGCAAACTCAGCAGATCGTGCTGTGCGTCTAGCATCATGGGCAATGGTCTTGGCTTTGTCAATGTTAATGGTAATCATTCTGAATACTCCCATGCGTTGCGGAATATGCGGTCTGTTGGAATGTCAGCGACATCCACAATCTTGTAAGGTTTGCCAGCAGGAACATCTTTGGTGGCAATTTCCTCAATGGTTAAACCGCATTCAGCGGCTGGAATGATGACAGCAACACCGCCATCGTCTGTTGGGTAAATGATTCTTGAGTTCATGTTCGTCCTTTATCTGAAAATAGCAACATTGTTATAGGTGCAATCTGTGCCATTGCCTGTTCCTCTAGCCACAGTTGTTATTCTTACAACAGTTGTTGATGGTACTGTTGTCCATTCAATAGCAACTATGCCTAAACCTTCTACACCACTTTTTGTAGATGACAATGCTGTTGTTGAATAATTAGCATCAGGCATAGCAGTTGTAAAGTTAACTGTGTAATCACCAACACCATTATCAGTAATGCTAGTCACATTCCCACTTGCACGAATAGCTACAGTACCTGTGCCATTAAAGTTCACCCAAGCACGACACATATAAATTGGTGCAGTGCCAGATACAGTAGGAATTTGCGCTGAATCAATGTTTGGGGTTGTCAGAGTTGGACTTGTCAAAGTCTTGTTTGTCAGTGTCTGTGTGTCAGTAGTTCCAACAACAGCACCAGTAGGATTACCTACGCCTCCTGCGGGGAATGTAACTCCTGCTGTACCGCTTATTAGAGTTGTCATGTTTGTTCCTCGTCAGCAGGAAGTGGTTGGTTGCCCTCTGCAAGCCAAGCCTTGAACTCTGGATATTCTTCTGTGCAAGTTAAACGACATTTACCATCGTCATCAATACGAGCGTAAATTTGTGGTTCTCCATCAACGGAAGGTAAACATTTATAAATCATAGTTCTGCACTCCATGCAAGATAACTGTTTGCACCATTAGCACCTGCTGTCAAACCATTTCCTGCTGTCAATACTGCTGAAACAGTGTAATTAACCACACCTAAAATTACACTTGCATTGGTAAAAGTTGGAACAGAAGAACAAGCAGTTGCAGTATTTTGATAAGCAAGTAAATAATCTGATGCAGTTCCAGATTGTTCTAATGCGCTTGGATTGGTTCTCATTGTCACTGGAAATGAAACAGCTACATCGGCTGTGGTTGTTGTTTTGGCATACCCTACCCCTTGTCTTCCTGATGAGCCAGATATTCTGTAATAGTACCTCTGACACAAAGCCAACTCAGTCCCATAAGGTCTGTAGTCAAAGCTAGTTGCTGTTGAGCCTTTTTCTAGCTGTACGCCTGTGATGTAGAACGTGGCTCCGTTTGTTCCCACTACGCTTGTTGCACCTGTGGCTGATACATAATTTACTGATGCCCATGCTCCAGCAGTGCCACTAAGTGTAGAGCCAGCACCAAGTGAAAAACAGAGGTTTATGCCTATGCCATTAGTGGTTAGCCATGTTCCTGATGTATCACCAGCAATAGTTACCGTTTTTTGCTCCCATGTATTCGCGGCATTTATTGTGTAGGTGTATGGATATGATCGAGTTGCCGTTTGATTCCTTAAAGACCCACCAAATGCACCAGTCAAACTTGAATAAACCCAAAAAGAAAGGGTAACTGTTGCCGCAGATGCTGTACCCCATGCTAAGTCCGCAACATTTAAACCTTCAATTCTTTGTTGGAAATTAAAATTTTCTGCTGCCCCAACTGTATAGGCTGAAAGCGATGTACAACCAAGATAATTTATAAAGCCAGCAGGTGGAGTTACAGAGCCAGCGTTTTGCCCAATTTTAAATTTTGATGCTACAGATGAGCCAACTAACCATCTATCAAGATAATAAACGCTACCAACAGCAGGATTCACCTCTGCCCCCGCATTCCTCTGGTCAATCACCATCGAACCATTGATGATGCGGTTCTTGAAGCCCATTGATGACGCAGAATTAAACTGCCCATCAAGGGTGATTCCAGTTGTTCCTGATATTGCTATGGTCATGGTTATCCTTATCTAAAAACAGATGCAAAAATATAAGGCAAATCCGCATAACCAGCAGTTGTATCTGTGCCAAGTGAAGCACCAGCACCTAGTGCTATTCTGAATTTTGCTGTTGTAGGTGCTTGTCCGTTAGTTTGACCACCAATTGCATATAAAGCAGAACTTGAACTATAAGCAGTTACAACAGGGGCGTAGTTTGCGTCAGTCATAGCTGTTGTGAAATTCACATCATATAAACCAACACCAGAATCAGTGATACTTGAGACATTTGCACTTGCCCGAATAGCAACAGTTCCTGTGCCGTTAAAGTTTACCCAAGCCCTTGCCATATACAAAGGCGCAGTTCCAGAAACAGTTGCAATTTGTGCAGAGTCAACGTTTGGCGTTGTCAATGTTTTATTAGTTAGCGTTTGAGTCGCATCTGTACCGACAAATGTAGTAGTTGCTGTCGGCAAAGTTAGCGTGTAATTGCTGTTTGTATTGGGTGCGGCAATGGTCAATGTACCAGTACCGCTTGCATTTCCTGATATGGCTACTAGAGACATTTCTTTCCTTTAAATCACAGTCCAAACTGAACCAGTTGCAATCGTTACAGTTACACCAGAATTAACAGATACAGTTCCTGCACTTAATCCATTATTGCCTGCCGCAATGGTGTAGTCAGCAGATACAGTCTGTGAGTTCACAACAATGCCATTGGATGCTACCAAAACAGTTGACTGCAACTCGCCAGTGCTAGGCTTGTAAAGCAACTTGGTATTACCAGTGTAAATCGTACTTGGCGTACCACTTGTTGCATTTGCAAACAATGGATAGACATTGGTTGATGTACTTGTGTCGTTACTGATGCTTGCGCCAGCAGTCCCATTCGATGCGGCTGTAATCCGACCATAAGCATCAACAGTAATGTTTGCCGCTGTGTAGCTTGCCGCTGTTACTCCAGTAGTATCAAGAGCAACAGTGCCACTTGTTGTAATCGTGCCACCAGTTAACCCTGTTCCAGCAGTGATTGAAGTCACAGTGCCAGAATAGGCATCGTTGGAAGTAATGGTGAAGTTAGGGTAAGTACCAGTAATGCTTGTTGTGCCAGCACCAGTCAATGCAACTGTTTGATCTGGTGCAGAGTTGGTAATAGTTACAGCACCAGTACCACTAGATACAGAAATCCCTGTACCAGCAACTGCTGAAGTCACGCCTGAGTTAGCAATCGTGATTGAACCAGCGCCTTCAGTAATGCTGATTCCAGTGCCATCAGTCAGTGTGTTCTTCTCCCACAATGAAGTAGAAGCGTTATAGATAAGCACTTGCCCATTGCTAGGATTCTGAGCAGAAACATTGTGCAACTCATCCATCTCATAGCCGTTTTGTATACGAACATACAAACGACCATTGCCACTGTTGGCTCTTTCAACCACACCAATGTAAACAAGGTGGTTAGGTGCGTAGGGTTTGGTTGCAGTCAATGTTCCTGCTGTTGCGCCAAGATACAAAGTATCTCCTGCCGTATACGCTCCAAGGTTCAAACCATCTTGAACACCTTGGCACAAGACCATACCAGCCTGTCCAGCGGCAATGTCTTCAGCACAAATACCAAGCGTCTTAGCTGATGTTGCATCACCAGTGTTGTATGCCAATTTGACCGATACACGATCACCCTGTGCCGAATACATATAGACAGGTTGACCTTTGTTGATCGTTATAGCCTCATCATTGGTGACATAAGCATACAAAGTCTGACCAATATCAGCGGCAATGTTAGTTGTCAAACCAACAGTCAAAGTCTTTTGAGTGTCATCCCAATACAACTTACCAACAGCATTTGTATTTGTTGCAGTGGTATCAAATTGCACAAAATCAGGTGATGAGATTCCACCTGTGATGCCTGTCATTGAGGTGATGTTGTCGTTTGCGCCAGCAGTTGCCCAACTTTGGTCAATCTTTTGCCAAACAGTCCCATTGAAAACTAACCAATCCCCTGCTTGCCAATCAGTAATGCCGTTCAGATTGGTAGTTCCAGCAACAGAAACAATGTAGTAGTACCCACTTGTGCCAGTGCTACTCGCAAGAGTTGGCGTATTGGTAGATGCGTTCCATGTACCTTGATATGTCAAACCACTGCCACTGACAGTAGCCCAAGACAAGGCAGAACCATTGGTAGTTAGATACTTTCCTGCATTTCCTGTCTGACTAGGAATCAGGTTATCAATTTGAGTCTGAAGTGAGGCTAGAGTATCAAGAACAGACTGAGAAGTGCCGCCACCATTAGTAATGACTTTGATGCGTTCTGCAAGATCAGGAGCAACAACTTCACCAACATTGAGTTCAACACCAGAAGACAGTGCAATGATAAGGCTACCATCAAAATCAATCCGAGCAGAGGTAACAGAAACACCATCAACACCATCCACTCCATCACGCCCATCTCTACCAGCGTCACCCTTATCACCCTTTGCGCCATCTCGACCTGCTTTTCCATCTTTGCCATCCCTTCCATCTTTGCCGTTGATACCATCACGACCATCTTTGATAGAAGCAACACGCTTTTCAATGGCATTACCTACATCGTCATAGCGAGAACGAATGTCAGCTTCAATCTTCTTGAGGGCTTGAACAACGAGGTCAACATTTTCACCAATCTTGCGCTTTTGCACTTCTTTGGCTTGGGCAACTGACTGACGCACTGAATCCAAAACAGCCATCTGCTGTTCAGGAGTCATGTTCTTAAGGATTAGCTCCTTGGCAAGGTTTTCTACATCCATTATTCAGTACCAGTTTGTGCAGAACTCAACTGCTTGGTCAATTGGTTGAGGAAATCTTCTTCCATGCCTGAAATCTTGTTGTTTTTCTCTGCCATTTGCAGTTCAACAATCTTAGATTTGTTCTTGATGTCTGCTTCTTTCAGCATCAACTCAGCAATCTTAACTCTCTTGTCAAACTCTTTGGAAGCTAAATCGTCTTGATTTGGCAAGTTTTTGGTCAATGCACTGGCTGTTTTTGCCTGTACTTCTTGAGGCATTAACTGCGCTTCAACCAACAATTTCTGTGCTTCAGCCCTATTTTGCTCTGCCGCTGTAGTGTTTACAGCAATCTGAGCCTGTGCCGCTTGGATAGCCAACTGCTGTTGAGCCTGTTGCATCTGTTGTTGCTCAGGATTGGGTTGCATCATCTCATCCAACTTGGCAATCAACTCCATTCGGTTGCTCAAACTGGAGTTTGCAACGATTCCCTTTAGGATAATTGGCAAAACAGGGGTTTCAGCACCCAAAGTCTGTAACAAACCAATGAATTGCTGTTGCTCATACTCACGAGCAATGATGCCAAGGGTGGCAGTTGGGATGAAGTTCATGTCTACAGAGGGATAACGCTCTGGGTCAAACTGCATGAACCTGAAAGCCGCTTTTTTGATGAATGGAATCAAGAAATCTTCTTGGAAATTCACCAAAGTGCGTTTGTATTTCTTGATGATAGAGGCAACAGCCATCGACATACCACCACCAGCACCATCACGAGCCGCTTGGCTGACCATTCCTTGAGAATCCAGCGTTCCAGTGGCTTGCAAGAGCATTCTTTCAAATGCTTGGGCAGTGGCAAGGTTGTTTGGGTCACTCTGACCAAACTTAAATGGGTACAAAATCTCGCTAGGTGCGCCATTTGTGAGGATAGCTTTTCCTGGCTTTATCTCAAACTTCATTCCACGAGGCAAACGAGTGGCATCCATTGCAATCATGGGACTTGTGGTCAGTGCAAGTGAATCTAAGTGACTGCGAGTCTGTGCATCAATGGCTTTTTGCATATTGAATGCCTTTTCCACTGTGCCACGACCCAACAATCTGTTCGGAATCGTATCGTCTTGGTAGGACAGAACAGGTCTGTCTTTCATCATGTAAGGGTTTTCCTCAGCTTTGAGGAGCAATCCATCGTTGGCAATCACCACAATGGCTTCAACCATGTCTGTATAGTCTTCAGCGGCTGAGTTTTCGGGGAACAACTCAACGATGTCCTTGTTTTCCTTCATGTTATTGAGGTACTCACGGGGGACAAGACCATAATAGGTCAGCAAAAGTACCTTTTCATCCTGATACTGACTCACCTCTTGGGTAGGCTCAAGGTCAGTGTCTTCGTAGGTGGGCGTGATGTCTACTTTTCGGTAGATGCCTTTCTCGATGCCAGCCACAATCTTGTGGATTGAGACATACTTCTCGATAGCCACGCCCATGCAGTCGTCAATGGATGTGCCATTAGGGTCAAAGAGGAAGTTCTTTGGGTTGACAGGCATGATCTTGACAGCGATTCTGTCTCGCTCGATCACGCCAATTGCGGCTTGCCCCTGCATATTAGGAATAGCTTGTGTGGCAGGGATGTATTCTTTTTCGGTTTTGACAACAATCTCGCCAATACCTGTGCCGTAGATTTCTGCCATCAACTCAATCTGGTCAATACTCTTGCGAATCTTGTCCTTTTTGAAGTCTTCCATCAGTTGAGCCTTAATCATCTCAACATCAATGGGGTTGCCGTTCACATCTTGAATATTGTCTTCAATGTCAAAGAACTCGCCTTGACCAAAGATTGCTTCCATAATCTCAGCATGACGAGTCTCAACTGCTTGCTGAGTCGCAGGGGTCACAATACGGCTACGCTCTGACTCACGAGTCTTGTCTTCAGAAGCCCATTGACCTCGGAAGATGCGTTCATACTCTAACCAATCAGGTAGGAAGTTGACATCTCGGTAGTCACGCCACTTGGTGCAGTGGTCAACAACAAATGCTGTCAGTTCTTTATCAGCCTCAGTCGGCTCATAAAATTCGTTCTGCTCAAGTTTGACTTCTTTATCTGTTGCCATTTAATGCCCTCATATACCGCTAATGATGTCGATTGGTTGCCACTCGTCTTCATCATCTGCCTCAAAGTATGAGGTTATAGATAACTGATCTATATAACTTAACGCATCAGGAAGATCGTCATGCACCCCTTGGGATGGGTACATCAGCAACTGGTCAACGAACTCCGACCAATCCTCATCCTTGTTAAGCACGATTCTGCCATGCTCGAACCTTCCTTGCAATGCCCAAATGATTCGATCTGACTTCTTGCGATTCCCATGCGTCAAATCCACAATATGAGCATATATGTTGGATTTTCGCATTAAATCGGACAAATAGGGAAGTACCGCATTTTTCAATGCTCCACGCTCAATCCCGATGGATAAGGGTTTGTACTCCCTGATAGCCAACAGTATATTCGCAGCAGTGGTGCGGATGTCCCACCGACCATACTCAATCTTCTCAACATACCACTTGCCATCCTCGGTCACCTTCACCACCGCAATGGCACTCTGGTCTAGCCTCTTCTTAGAGTTGGCGGCTTGCTTTGCCACCTCCTCAAACCCCGCCAAGTCCACCGCTATGAAGTACGACCCCTGTTCAGGAATCTCACCATACCGAATCCACTCCTCCTTGAAGACATCAGAGCCAGCATTGTCAAAGGATGCCATATACTCTTGCTTGAAAGCAAAGCTGGATAGGGTCTTCTTTGCGCTTTCGATTTCTGATGGGTCAATCAAAGGGTTGTCTTTAGTGGTGAAATGCCACGATTTCCAATCAGGGTCTTCGCCTTCTTGCCCCAAGTTGTACAGGTCATAGAACCAGTTTCTACCCTTGGGTGTCCCGATAAACATCGCTCTGCCACGCTTGTCCGACAGTGACGCACGAATGACCTGCTCCCAAGTCTCAGGCTTAATGTCAGCAACCTCATCCAGTACAGCATAAGTCAAGGAGACACCCCGCAAGGTGTCGGGTCTGTCCGAACCCCTCACATATATCTTTGCACCATTGATGAGCGTGACTTCCATGTTGTTCACATGGCTACTGGTGATGATCTCCCGACCGATGTCTAGCAAAACATCCCAAATGATTTGTCGTGCCTGACCTTGGGTAGGGGCAACATAAAGCACAGCAGAACCAGCGGGACAGCTTAAACCCTCAATCAGTAGCGTAGTGACCGCTAACCTAGACTTACCGCATCTACGCCCAGCCACCACAACCTTGAACCTCGTCTTGTCGGCATACACCTCCTGTTGCCAAGGCAATAGCGCAAAGTTCAGATCAGCCATTCTTAGCCTCTATGTCCTGAATGTCATCTGGGGGGATTGTCGTTGCTGATACTGTAGGTGCGCCTATGCCAGTGATTGTGATGTTGACTGCACTCCTCTGGCTCTTATCCTTCTCAAACATACTGACAGGCAGTGTGCGGTCAACGCACATCTTGATAGCCGCCATTTGAGCAGGGTGGTTGTCGTTTAGCGCAATCATGATGAGTTTTTCCACAACATCCTTGCCGCTAGACTTGATAAGCATATCCTTCAAGTCCTTGATTCTCTGGCTGTCAGTCTTGGGCAAGGCAAGGTCAGGATTCCTTGCGTACTCCTGTATCTGACGCTTTAAGCCATAGATGCCCTTGGGTCTGCCAGCTTTCTTCTTGTCTGGTTGTGACTGTGGGCTTTCATCTTGGATGCTGTCCATTTGCTCTATCTTCACGATTGTCCTTAGCGTTGTGGGCGTGATAGGGGTGGACTATAGCAAATTGTGTGTTGATAGTCTTCTTTTTTTTCGTAGCGGATAGTGGGGCATTGGCATTTTTCTATTTTCGTTTTTTCGGTGAGTCGGAGGCTCCCACAATTTTCACCGACAGCGACCACCCCCTCCCCCCCATCAAAAATTTGAGAACTTTTTTCTGTGGATAACTCCGTTTGCAGATATGCGCCTGTAAGTGCTTGATTTTCCTAGACATTTTCTGTAACTTACAAATCGCTGACAAAATCCATTTAATACAATCTCCATTATGTTAAGTCAAAATCAAAGAAAGCATTACAAACTGGTAGAAACTGAAACGCAAAATTAAACCAGTTGGGACAATTGTGGATAACTTCTATCCAAATCTGTGGATAACCTGTGGATAACTTTTGAATCGGTGATTTTCTGGCTGGCGGGGAGGCGGAGAGGGAAAGAGGCGGAGGGTGCATTATTGGGGTACTTGATAATGATATTGATTCGCATTTACAAATCGTAACCAAGGCTAACAAGGGCATCAAGCTAACAATACCTCTAATCCTCGTCAGAATCGCTTTTAACAGGGGTTTGTAGCATTTCCTCATCCACCCCAAGGAAATCGTATAAATCGTTTCTAGGGCGGTATCCAAGCCGCCATAAGATTGCGTAGCAATCCAAGACCTCCTTGAAGCCTTTGGTAATGTTTCCCTTGCCAGCACACAACAGGATTGTCCTTTGTTCCTCAGTCAGCTTGCGCCTGAACTGGACAGTGTGAAGTTGTGGACTTGCCACCCTACTTCCTCGGTGGTGCGTTAAACAGTTTAGGTGCTGGCTCACCTTCCAGTACATGAAGATCATCTTCCATGTCATCAAACCCAGAGTCACCACCTGTCTTCTTAAACATCTTGACCTGTGCAGTCGGTTCAAGTGCCTTCAGCATGAGAACCTCTTGCACAAATGGGTCAGCTAGGACAACCTCAAACTCCTCCAGTGTCCAGATCGTGTGTAGGTCTTTGCGTTCACGCTGTAGGTCAAGGCTTTCATTGATGGTCTGGACAACTGCCATGATTTTCCCATCCTGAGTTTTCCACTCCAAAAATCGCAGAGGTGGATTTTGAGGCACTCCATTGTCTTCAGCCCACTTCTCCAAAGCGTCATAACCTTTGACCATCCCATAGACCGACTTCCTCAACCGATCGATGTCCTTCCTATCAGTTGCATCCCAAACCCTAGCCATCTGCACCCAAAACTTCTCCCTAAACTCAGTGTCAACTAAAGTAATCAGTCTCTCACAACCCCATTTCTGGTGATGTTTGTCTTTCCTTGCCTCGAGTTCAACCAAAACCGCATGAGCTTGAATATCCCAACTGGTTGGCTCATACCTCTTCACCTCAACTTGAGGAACATCTTTCTTAGACCTTAAACGACTCATTTTTAATTTCCTTCAACAAAAAGACAAAGAGACAAACCGACAGGGGACAAACCTCAGGTTTATAGACCTGAGGTGGTTTGTCCCCATCTCCTCAAGGGGACATTTGGGACATTTGTCCCCGTTTGTCCCCTTTGTCACTGGATAAATATACATATCAAAAACTCTCCGAATTGGACTTCAACCACACCCAACCAGACCCAATCACGACCTTATTCACGGCTACCAATCTCTCCCTAGCCCGCATCCAAGCCTTCTTAAAAGCCGCCTTATCATCCTCAGTACAACCCTTCATGCTCCAAAATTCAGCCCTCCAATCATCCAAAGCCACTCCATACCGACTAATACCTTCCACTTCACGATATGAGCCTTTAGCCTTAATCACTTTCATTAACGAATCCATCTCCAAACGCTGATTTCCACCACTGCCAGAGTTATTTTTACTCCCCTTTGCGGTACTGTTTGCGATGTCTTGGTTAGGTCTGATAGCCAAACTGGTCAAGGTTTCAAAGCCTAAGTCTGATGTCCCAATCTCCACCAGAACGATCTCAATACCCACTTCGATGGAGTCAGCCCCATCCTTTTGCTTTGACACCTTCAGGATTGCGTTCCCTACCACGCTGGAATCTCCTGAGTTGATGACGCTATCTTGCCTTTGAATCTCAAGTTCAGTGTCCACCGCACCAAGCAGGGAGCTATGACCACGCAAACCCTTGGAGACATCCTTACCGCTATGGTGGATGACCAACAACGCACACTCAAAGATTTCCTGTAGCTTGCCTGTCTGGGTGATGAATGCGCCCATGTCTTCGGAACTGTTCTCGTTAAAGCCACCACCAGACATCCTCATCAGGGTGTCAAGGATGATGAGTTCCAAGGGTTCATCTATTTGCGCCACCAATTCGTTGATAGCGTCTAAAAGTTCCGCAAAATCCTCTGGTGACGATCTCAGGTTGAGTTGCGCCCTGATGATGTACAGGTTTGTCCCATCGGGACTCTGGTTCTGTATCTTGCAAGCCTTCACCCTTGCGCCCATACCGCCATGACCTTCACCACAGATATACAGCACCGCACCCTTTTTGGGTATCTTGTAACCCATCCAATCCCTACCAGTTGCAATTGCCTCTGCCAAGTCGAGGGCAATGAATGACTTATATGATGCTGGCGGTGCGTAGAGAGCTACAAATGCCTTCTTGGGCAGTATCGACTCAACCAACCATTCAACTGGCTCATCCTTGATTGAGTCCCAAGACTCGACAACGAGCTTTTTCCTTTGCGACTCACTAGGTTGATGCTCTACTTTGGGTTCATTGTTGTGGCTTAACAGGTCATCAATTGCTGATTCAATTAGCCTTTTGGGTATCAGGATGACATCTTCAGGGGTCAAAGGCTGAGACTTCTTGGCTTTGCTTGCCAGTATTTCCTTTGTGCCTGAGTATTTGTGGACAAACTCATGTGCATCTTCCTTTGGCTTTGGCAACTCAAGATCAATAATCCTGATGCTTTTGACCACTGAAAGCAAAGACTGAACGATCTTGTCTGCATAACCCCAACCAGCGGCATCATTGTCTGGCACGACAACGACATTTGCGCCAGCAAAGTACTGGTTCAGGTCTTGATTCCAACCTCCTGCACCAGCGTGCGAGGTGGTGGCTACGACTCCCAAACTGCACAAGGCATCTGCCGCTTTTTCACCCTCACAGATGTATATTGCTCTTCCCTCGGCAACTGCCTGTTGCACCTCGGGCAGTCTGTAAGGCACGATTCTGCAATCTCCCAACTTCCCGACCCGACTGCCATCAGCCATGACTCTGAGAGTCTTATAGGTCTTACCCTTGGCATCAAAGGTCTTGTAGCGTTGCTTAAGGAACAGCGGTGTTTCGTTCTCGTCTGTGTAGACCCATTCATTCTCTAATATTGGTATTGCTGGCATGATGGGTCTGACATTTGAAAGGTATTCTGGTCTGTCTGGTAGCTGTGGGAGGAGTCCCATGTCCTTGATGGTGCTGAACACTGCTGACTGCTCGCACCCACCATGACACTTGAAGAGTATGTTGCCATCCTCACCATCTGTGACCGATAGGGATGGATTCTTGTCCCCATTGCCCTGACCATGATGAGGAACAGGACAACTTGCTAGGTAACCATTGCCTACCTTCTTTGCGTTACCCAAGGTAGTGGCTATTTGTTGTGCTGACATTTAGAGTCCAATTTACAAGAGACAAAAAAACCAGAGTTCTCCCCCGAAAACTCTGGTGCGGATTGGTTCAGTATTTAGCTGAACATCTCATCATCACTTTGTGAGGGTGGTGCTGGTTTGCTAGGTGCGGGTTTAGCAATTATCTTTGGCGCATCAAATGATGAGGTTGACTCATCAGCACCGCCATCTTGCAAAGCCGCTGGTCGTGCTACCCAACTCACCACCTCAAACAATGGCACTCGTGTAGTTCCCTTGCCGACCTTCTCAGGGCGTGAACCCTTGTACTCGACCACTGGCAACTTACCAGCGTTAGCAGATGCCTGTGCTTGCACTTGCTTCCACAAGGCTTCCAAGCCCATGTTAGCCCCTGCACCATTGGCACTGAACTCTGCGACACCCATAGTCTTGTTGTAGAAAGTTGCCCGAAAGCCACGCTTGTGCTCTGCACTTGGCTGTGCGCCTTTCTGCCCAAGACTGCCATCAGGCAAGAATTCAAAGATGCCAGTGGCTATCAGCATCCAACCTGTTTCCAAGTTCTCATGGTCAAAGACTGATTTCTCAAAGGTGAATTCACCATCTTGGTTAGTCCATGCATTTGCTTGCGGTGAAAAGCGAATGTAGTTACCACTACCACCGCCAGAGGAGAGATTTAAATTCATTTGATGTTTCCTTTTTGAAAGTTAAAGTTGAAAAATGTGACTGATGTCACTGTGGGGGATTGGGGTTGGGATTATTGACTAATACCCTTGTCTCTGGCAAGCGTCAATCCGCTAGATATGCGAGAAGTTAAAGGTTCAATGGACTCCTTTAAGCCTTTAGGCAATAGTTTCTCTGCCTGTGCAGGGGTGATGAGTTCGGTCTTCGTTATCTCTTTGATGCCCATACCAAGGAACATGAGATGCTTCATCGCTTCTTCCTCTGATGTCCAAGACCTTAACGCTCTTTTAGGTGCGAGTTGCCATCCAGCAATTACAGCACCTTTCTCCATGCGTTTCAAAGCATGATCTCTCACCGCCTTGATGTAGTCCTCAACCATGTCAAACTTGGTCAGCAAGACACTGATCTGCTCTTCTGTCAAGACTTCAACTGGTGGTGCAGAGTGAACCACCTCAACCATGTTTGCTTGTGCAGGGCAAATCGTTTTAGCCGAACAGTATTGACAAGCAGAGTCAGAGGGTACAGGAGGGAATGCAGGGTTCAGCACATTCTCAATCGCAGGGGTCAGTATGTAATGCTCCCAATCCACCAACTCTTGAGTTGTCATCGTGTGCTTGCGTACCTCACCATGATGGGGTTGGATAATCCAGAGTTCAATGGTGTCGATGTCTTGGTACAGCCCACCAGACTCCATAGCCGCCAAACTGTATAGCTTGAGTTGATCTGATTCGGCATCGACATACCCTCTACCAGTTTTTAAGTCAGCAATGATGAGCTTGCGTTTCTCATTACTAATGCCTATGACATCAGCAGTTCCACCAATCTTGTATGCAGGGCTTTCTTGGTAGGGTAGGAACTTCTCGACCTGAACAGTTCCCTTGCCCAACTCTTCCTCTATGTCCCAAATAGCTTTCAAGTGCTGTTGTGCAAAGTCGCAATTCTCTTGAGTCATCAAGATGCTTTCATAGACTTTGCCAACGAACCACATGGGGTCTAAATCCCTTTGATAGCAGTGCTCTGCCAAGGCATGAATTGCAGTCCCGATCTTTGCCGCCTCACCACTCTCGACATAAGGTACTTGTGCTGATAACCTGACACTTGCAGGGCAAGCAATTGTCCTAGCAATACCTGATGGTCTGATGTTCAGTTGCTTTGTTGCCATGATGTTCTTTCGATGTGGTGATGTTCAATCAGTAATTGATAGGCGAGTTGTCTGACCTCATGCGACACCGCATGACCTAAGTCCTCTGGGTCAAGTAGACGCTTAAGGTAAACCACAGTCGCTTGGTTCTGCTTTCGTTCTTGTTCGAGTTGAGAGCCAAGCCAGACAATATGCTCACGCAAGGTTTCTCGTTCTTTGTTATCCATTCCTATACCCCCAAAGTGCAATCAAACTGGCATCCGATCTGCCATCATCCTTGACCCTCTTAAAGAGGCTCATGTGTTCAGGGAACAACTCCATCGCTCTGGCTCTTGACCCATCCTTGCCACCAACAACACCCATTGCCTTAATCCAAGTCTGTGGGGTCATCATCGTGGTCTTGATTTGTAGGGCTGTGAGAACTCCCTCAACGACACCAAGACTGCGCCCTAGAGAGAAGACTGAAGTCACCCCTTGCCCACTCATAGCGAACACTTTTTCGGTGAATGCCTCGTTGGGGTCAAAGTCCTTGATGATCTGAACCAACTCAGGCACTGATACCTGACGCTTGTTCTTGCCGTTTCGGGTGAGGGTGACTGTAGGCATATCCTCAACCTTGACCAGTTCACCATCCACAATCAGGGCTAGAGCACCATTCAGACCACAGTCAATGCCAATGGTGCGCCTAGTCATTTAACAGCCCCTGTAGAGCCTTAAAACGGCTCTGAATCAGGGAATCTACTGATTCATCCAACCGCCTGATGGTGGTGACAAGTGGTATGGTTTTACCTGTTGCATATCTGGAGACTTGAGCAGGGTGAAAGCCAGCATGACGAGCAACATCGGTGATGGTGTAGCCAGCTACTTCAGCCTTTTCCTTAATGTTTTCAATGGTTTGCATGGTTTGTGTGTTCATAGTGTGGGGGAGTCTATAGACTTTTAATTCATTGGTCAAGCCCTTTGTGATTTAATAGTTGAGTTGATTGTGGGGGATTAGTTATAGGGGAGTTGACAAGGTAGTTAATTACTATATGATTCACTACATCAACAACGCAAACAGGAGATTCCAAATGAACCAGCAACTTACAGACTTAATCGCAAAAGCAAATGCCAGTGAATTTCAATTTGCAGTAGCAATCATTAACGACAAACGAGTTGTTGTAAAAGTCATTCACCAAACTCGTCGCACAACTCCAAGAAAAACTCAGCAACCATCTTTGATGTGGAAAGTTGAAGGCAAACGAGTTTCAGCAAAAGACTTGATGCAAGCAATTTAACCAAAGGGGCGCAAGCCCCATCTTTCAACCTAACAGGAGAATTGAAGATGACAACATACACATTCACAAACAAACTTGAAGTCTTAGAGACAGTTCGTAGAGCCATTGAATTAGGTGTTAGCGACATCCGCATCACCGATTGCAGTGGTGACGCTGTTGGCTATGAGATCGACATGGATTTGTCTTGCATCATGACGAGTCAAGAGCAAAAGTATGTCACCCAATTTGCCGAGCATGAAGCAAACCCTTGGACACACAACGCACCCTACAACTCTCAATTCCTTGGCGCACAACCAGCAAGAGTTGGAGAGGATTACTGATGTACCCAATTGACGATTCAGAAGCAGAGGAGATCAAGTCTGAGGCTCGTCACCTCAGACGCTACCGAAACCTTTTGGCTAACCACCCCGACTGCCGTGACCCCGACCACCCAACCTGTGAACTCTGTGAGGAGAATGATGATGACTCAAATGACACTGATTGATTTGCACCTCATGTCAGAAGATGACAAATTACCAACTGATGTTGCATTCAAAATTGTTGGTGGTCGCACCATTTATAAGCACATTGGATGGATGTGGAGACAATCCGACAAGCAAATTTATCTCAATAAATATGATTGGGACTTTGAAAATGAAGAGCGTCATAGACGCTACTTGGATGACAACACAATGATTCAAGTTCTGCAACTAAGTGAGGTATCACAATGACGCTTAAAGAAATATTCCAAGCCACCCTAGTGGGCTTGATTCTGGCTGTGCCTTTCCTGATTGAGATTGCAAAGGAGTTAGTGAAATGACACCACTACAAGACTTCTGCCAAGAGCCTCGCACTATGGAAGAGTTGGTAGAGGGTGGGTTCAAACCTAACAGCGTCTATAGCGCAGTCAAAAAGAATGAACTCAAGAACATCAAGGCAACAGATGATTGGGGGCGCAGAACGCATGGTAAGGGCTTATTCCTCTCAACAGTCACCATTGCCCCCATGAACTTCACCGCCTTGCAACACGCATGGAATTCACCACAACCACAAGGAGAGACAGCATGACCATCGAAAAAGAACTTGAAGAACTCATCACCAAGATTGCGCCTAGCAAGGACATCGCTGGTGGCTTTATGAGTCGTGACCAGATCATTCAACTCATCCGCAAGGTGGCAACTGACGCATCCCTGATTGGGTACTGCCACGCTGAGAAGTTGACCAGAGAACGCATGGAAAAGAAACTGAAGATGGTTGAACAGGAACTCACCATCATCAAAGAAGAACTCAAAGACGCTGAGTTGGAACTG